CGGGACTTCCTTTGTCCCGACCTTAGCTCTTTTTTGCTCAGCGGCCCCTGGGGGAACCATTTTATGCTCTGAAGTCTTTCCCAGCATTCCTGCCAATACCGACATAATGTCTTCGTGCCCGCCACGGCCTCCGCCTCTTAACACCTTTTCCAATCCACGAAGGTCCATGCCGCCTCTGCCACGCTGGAACAGGCTTTCCAAGGGGCCTTCACCATACTCTTTTGACATGGGAGTTAAAACATGAGCCATCTTCTCTTCCCGCTTGGCAACTGCACGTTCCTTCATCGACTTAAAAATGTCAACTCCGGTAGTACCCAACAATTGGGTCATACCGGCGAAAGGTCCCAGAAGAGAAGTGGCAAGACTTCCGGCCACACCCTTCCCCGCCTCAAACAGCTTCGGCGTCTTCTTTTCAATGGTCTCAAGCAATCCGTGATGCTCCGGCTTTACCTCTGCTACCCGCTCCCCAATAGCTTCCTGGCTCTGACGCAACTCCTGTAAGGAAACTCCTGTAAGCCTCTCCGCCAACTCGGACGCTTTACCAAAGCGCTTGGTTTCTGACACCTGCTTGGTTACGAACTTCAGACCTTTATTCACCTCAATCATACCGTCCTGAATACGCTGAACCAAAGTCTCTGAACCCGTACCGGTCATCTTGCCGGACAACAAAACACCTATGTTCCGAATCAATTCCTGGACAGTTGATCTAAGCTCCTTCACCGGGCCAGATAAGTCCTTGCCCACGCTTCGAATCATCTTGTCCAAATACGGAACGTAGTCAGTGGAATACTTCTTCTGAATCCTCCGAAATGTCTCCACCGTGGCCTCATCAAAAATTGAAGCCCCGCTCTTTAAAAATGCGCCTTCCCAACTATACGCCATTTGCATCTCCCGCAGGCTTAAGCTCATTTAAGAGCCAGCCAAATATCGCGTTCAAATCTTTTAGATCCAGGCTATTTATTTCCGCCAGGCTCATGTGCAGGTGAAGCATCAGCAAGCACTGGCGATCCAAAATAGACCTTAAGGGCCTCACCAACTGGTAGAAGCCAGTCACGTTGAAACGGTACGGGCATTTTAAGCCCAGTGCCTCCACAGTTCCGTGGGCACTTGTAATCAACTTCCATTACAGGCCCGTGATCGTAGTACTCGTGAAATGCCCGAATCTTGGCGAAGTCCTTAGATGACATCGCCCCCATCCTGGTCATAATCTGATCGAAGTCGTGCTCGCGGTCAACAACTGATAATGCGAATTGATAAACCCAGGAGCCTTGACCGCTGCGCTCGTATTCCCAAACCTTGGCTTCATCATCCACGGTCAGCAACCGCAGACTGATGGGACCGTCCGACAATGAAATCGTCGAAACAGACTTGAAGTCATCCGGTAACTCGTTAATCTTCAATTTGGAAAGGTCCACCGGTATGGTGATGGGCTGATAACAGCTTTGGCACATCCCGCCCACCATCACGGTCTTGTCATAAGAATTTGCAGCCAGCCAGACCAGGACGTAATTGCGATCCCCTATAGTCATCTCGTTGGGATTCACCCCGATAAGCACGTTCTTCATCAGGGCTTCCCACTTGGCCGCAGCGTTATTGGTGTTCATCTCCCGAATAAGCTTTTCGTCCGCCGCAGTCATTGGACGAATCATTACCTTGGCCGGGTCGAAGTTTTTGTAGCACTTACCCCCACTCGGCAACTTGATGTGTACAAACTCCACTTTCCCACTCATTGTTCACGCCTCCTGTTAGATTCCGACTGCCCGCATCACGCCTTGCTGAAGCAGGTCGGTCACTTTATCCACATTGAACTCAATTTGAAACTTCGCCACGGTATCGGATTCATTGCTCAAACTATGGGCCGGAAACGTCTTTGGAAAACACCCGCTCAGTTTGAATATCCCCCCGGGCAAACCAGTACGGTCGAACTCCACGACGTAAATATCCTTTGCATAATTTAATTTGTGAAAGTAAAAGCCACGACTATCCATTATCAGGGAGTACCACTTCTCAAAATAGGCGCTTACCACATCCGGATAAGGCTGAAGAAATGTGAACTGTGCAGTCTCAATGTCGAAGAAACCGGCGTAACCCTTGCGCTGCCCGCCATAGCGCAATTTGGAAATCTCAGTCATATTATATTGTCCAAACTTCACGGCCTGACAGTAAGCTCCGACCAAAAGGCCTGGTATCCCCGCTATATCCGGCAGCTTCACCTCGAAGTTGAATTCGCGCTGAAGGCCGGACACTGAAAGAATATCAACCACATTTGGAAATATGGAAAGCGGATTAGCCATTTACCACCTCAAAGATAAAAATGGAGCGAGAGACCCGGAACAGGCCCCCCGCTCCAGGAATTACAGAACCGGAATCCAACGGTCGTAACTAAACGTCACGTTGAAAATGATTGCACCTTCACCTTCGTAGTTCAGGTCCACGTTGGCAATTTCCTGCGGGAAACAGCCAACAACCTTGATCCGGTTGTAGTCCACGTTCGCCACCGACATCAGGTTTAACACCAGGTCAGCTTTAAAAGCGGCGTCCCCCATACCAATGTTGGTGAAGTCATTCACTCCCAACTGCTTCCAGTTGTAAATGGCTTTAAACACCTTACTGTCTGCGGCTTCCACAAACGTCAATGTCCACGTCTGGGGATACCTAAGCTTCCCCGCCACATTGAAGCCGGGGCTCTGTTTGTAATCAATGTGAATCTTGCTTAACGACCTGCCGGGCAACTGGATGCTTTGGCATCTAGTCTCCAATGCGGTAATATCGCCACCGCCCGGAAGCCTCGGAATCAGAAGCTCCCACAGATACGACTTTGCCAAATTGTCCATCCCGTTCTTTAATACGTCAACACTCATGTTGCTTCCCATTAAACGATACCTCCTCGTAGGTATTCAAAGAATTTAGAACATCGCTCCCTGCGCGATCAACTCCGAAAAGCTGACCCCGGTCGAAGTGATAATGACCTGGAACGGAATGTACTTACCCACCCGGATCGGCTTGACAAACAGGTCTACGTGAATCTCCTGCCGGTCAATTGTTGCCGGAGTATTGTTCCGCTCGTCGCAAATTACTTGATACCCCCGGGGATCATCATTGGTCGTCTGGAACGCGCCCTTGGCCGAAGCAACTTGAAGGAACTGCTCGAACAAAGTCACGATCAAAAACCGGGTCTTGGCATCGTTAGGCTCATACACAAAGTCCATCAGTGTGGGAGCCAGCGCAGTTTCCAGGTAAATCAGCAATCGCCGAACATGGGCGGATTTTAACGCGGAGTTCTTCACCTGCAAAGTGTCTTCGTTCCACAAAACCCGTCCCCGGCCCGTGAAGCTCTGGAAATAATTGATGTCAGCCTGATCCAGGGTATCTCTCTTGCCCTGGTCAAAAATCATCCGGTTGCCATTGCCGTCGCAAATGCCGACAACCTCCGGAAAAATTTCCAAATTGGCCCGATTGAATCCCGCAGCCGCGCTCCAGGGATTCCCCACATAATTGCTGTAAGCGATCAACCCGGCGGCATAGCCACTGGGCGGAACCGCCAACAGCTTCCCGGAATAGGAATCCTGAATCAGAATGCGCGGTGCAAACAACTCGCCGTAGCTGTTGTCTGCGGCCAGCGTTACCTGCCGGTAAGTCACCATGTCGGCGACACTTCCCATCGAAGCCGTAGGCATATCCAAAAGGGCTTCACAATCGCCCCGGGCCGCCGCCAGTGCCAGGAGGTAATTGTGAACCGTAACGGTTTCCCGCCCGCCATTCACCAACAACCGAACATCAATCTCATCCTTGTTGGAGAACATATTCCAACCCTGGTCTATGATGGTGTCGGTCACCGCATTACCATCGCTGCCCTGAACCAACGGATACAGCGCGACATACACCGGCAACTCGGTGTCAGCCAGCGCCGTGTTGTCCGCAACCCAGATATACTTCGAGAACCCGTTGATCTTGGTCTCCAAGTACATTTGATTACCGAAACCATCCAGCTTCGACTTCCGGGAAACATCCCAACTTTCCACCTTTGTGGAATTCCCGTCAGAATCAACCCAATACACCTCGATCCGGAATTCATAATCCGTTGGGCTGGTCGAAACAATTGAAACCTTTATGCTGTTGTTCCACACGCCGGGATCCTTACCAAAGACGTAAAACAACGCATTGGGGTAATGCGAGTCCGCGAAGAACGTCTTGATGGTGCTTCCCGCTACAAATGGGAAATTAGTCCCACCGGTCCTGGCAATACTCACTGCACCATACAGCGCCCCGTTGTGAACCCGTTTCGCATATAACTGATTTCCCACCCTTAAATACGCCAACGCCGAATAGTGAAACCAATTTCCGGGAACGGGCTGACCATACTCCGCTTCGAAGTCTTGTGGATTCGTGATAAGCCGAATATCCTCAGAGCCCTTCGGGGAATAACCAACCAAAGCCGCCGAGGACGAAGTGACGTTGGCCGCCATCGTGCTCAGATCTTTTTCCGTTACATACACACCTGCCGAATTGTATAGCATTTTTTCCTCCTCCTATTTCAGAGCTTTTTTGAGTTCCGGCTTCAATTCCACCGTGATCATAAAACTTTCCCTGTATTTCTTGTCATTCGCCCCCACATACTCCCTAAACATCTCCACTTTGTTGATGTCCTTCCTGTCAATATCAAACTTGCCTGTCACCTTATTGATGTTCGTGGCGCTGACCTTGTCCAAGAACTGATTCAGTGTCAGCGCCTTATTCCTAATATTAAACTCCGGGTCGGTATGTGAAATTCTAACCTTTCCCCAAAGCTCCAATCTTGCAATCCACCCATCTATGGACAAATCAAAGTCACACGGCCTAACATCCGGAGTCGCAACAATCTTCCGCATAGCGTCCAATTCCTTGGCGGACAGTGCTTCAGCCAAAGCTATTGGTTCCCGCCCCAAATCCAGATTTTCAAACGCCGCCTTGAATTCCATTACACCCTCGTTACGTTTTCTGAACCGACACCCGTATCAGTTACCGACCTGTCGTAAAAATCCAAAACCTTCTCATTCAACAATTCCTCAGCCCTGGGATCAGTGCCTTTGAAAATCGTGGAATCCACTATTCGCAACCAGCCCTTGGTAATCGTTTTCACTACCTCGCTCCGCAAAATCCAGGACTCCACTATGACCGGGAACGTAGCGGTATAATACAACCCCTTGGTATATTGATCCGATACAGTGTCGATCTTCTGCACGTGTCCAAAGTTCATGGTTAAGTTCAGTTCGAACTGCTCCTCGGCCAGGAACGTAAGCAAGAGCTTTGGCTGATCGTGCATCCAAAACAAATAATCTTCCTCAACTTTATTCAGTTTCTCCTTCGTCAACGACCACATAGTAAAGGTGTAATTCAACAGCACTGGTTGAGCCTTAAGCATTACCGAAGCCGTTTTCCCGGCCACACTTTCAAACGCCGAAAATCCTCTCCGCGCTATAGGAGTGTGGTGCCGCTTCCAATCAAAGTCGTCGTCGTGCCGCCAAAGATTGAAGAACTCCTCCGTGACTTTACCTCTGCGCTCACCAATTTCTCTAAGAGCAATGTCGTCCTTGGTGAACACGGAGTCCCGGTCCAAACTGGTAAAACCCATGTCTTCTTGAAACTTTTGAAAGACACGGGCCTTCAGCCCCAAGTCAACCAATCCAAGGAAAGTCATTGCCTCAGCCATTAATCCCTCAAGTAAACCTTTTTGGAATCCGCCTGGGCCTCCGCAATTTTTCGGCCTGCGGGACCCACCTCAGTCAAATTAAGCTTGCGCTTATCCTCTTCTTTTTCCTTGGCTGGAGCCAAGTCCGTTTTCGGCATCACTTCTGAAAGGTCCTTCATCACAACCTCCTGTACTATATACACAAAAAATCGGGTCAGAATGGAAATTTAAAGTTTTATTAATCCCCTTAAATAAAGCTCTGCTTCCCACTTCGTAACGAAAGTGGAATGCTCCGACCCATCCGGATCTTTGAGGTCCCGCCATTCCCCGTCAACCAACTCTTGAATTATCCAGCATTGCCGGGACCCCACAATGCGGTACTGACTTTTATCCTCCAAAGTCAATGATTCAAAGGCGGTTCGAAAATTCACGGCTTTACCAAAAACTTCTTTTCGGCTATAACAGCCTCATTATAAATTACTTGGACCTGCCACTCACCCTCCATGCCGGGATACAGGTACTTCGAACTATAAGTACGCCAATTAATTCCGCCAATGGTGAGCTTGCATTCCCGTATTACCACCCCTTTGTGAACCCAGCGGTGAAGAACAACATCTCCTGTTTTCCCACCAAAAATAGTGGTGAAGCAGTAAACTTCCCGAGCTGCAACACTTACGGTATCCCCGATTTCATCCGGAACCAGGTTGACCACCTTAGAAGCTAAACAAATCTTGTCCACGCTCAGCCCGACTTCTTCCTCCGCCCCCGCAACCATCGTGCTTCCAAACAGCATTACAACACCCAAAAAACACACCAACCAATGCTTCATAACCCCTCCCTATTTTTTTACGCGCCGAGGCGCTATTTTGTACATCTGCGTAATTACTGCGTCGTGCATCCCAGTAACTAGCGGATTTACAATTTCAAATTCTTCATACCCCATAAATTTGTCAATGTATTGCAGCGGAATCGAAAACCAACTCTTAATCGTTATCTCGACGTGAACTTTGAATCCACCAGCGTCCTTGATATTATTGGAAAGAAAAGCAACCAATACATCGTCTTCCAAATATAATCCCAGCTTCGCCAACTTTTGGCGATTCAATGTGGGCGGAATCCAAACCGAGGTATCGTAATCCGCGAACTCGTAATCCTCCGGCTTGGCATAAATATCTTTCAACTTCACCGTATCTAAATTTATTGGCACATGCAAGCGGCAGGGAACGCCGTAAAGCTCCACTGATAAATCACTGAAGCTTCGCAATACATTGGTGAGGCCTTGCGGCACCATATTGCTCATCAGGGCTCCCTCTTTAAAGCTTTTCGAACTTTCTCAACCAGCACGGGCTCCATTTGCTCCATTACTTTCCTGCTATCTTCTTCATGCGTCTTGATGGCTGAAATGCAATAACTCGTAGTCGAAGCATAGACCTGGGTAGAGAAATGGTTATAACCAAACCAACCCAATGCTCCCACCGCAGTGATAGCCAATCCGATGAACGCCAACGCTTTGCCATAACTGACATACTTCTTGTCCGTCCCGCTCATCTGCTCAGTCAAGCAAGCAATGGTCTCTAATAATCCCGGCTTGCCATTGCCCACGAATTGACGCTTTAACCAAGCCACATCATTTACCAACTGACCCAGCAAGACTTTAATCTCTGCATTGCTTATCTTCATGTCCTGAATTTCATCTTCCGTCATTAACAAATCCTCCCCCGCTGCTGGGACCTTATCGGTGTCCATGTTATCTGGATTTTAAAATCCGCTTCACTTCTGGAACATCAGAACCCGACAACGGACCTTCTTCCAGAAGCTTCTCCAAATCTGTAATCACCCGTAAATACCCATAACGAGAAAGAAACTTCGATAATGCGTTCTTCTCGGCCCAGGTCTTTACCAAGTTGACATCGTTCCAAGCTTGTTCCACGGACGTGGGCTGCGAAGCCTGTCTTCGCGCCTGGACCCACTCCTTCTTGTTAGCCATCAACTCCTTTATCTCGGCTTCGATGTCAGCCAATTTTTCCCGTAAATGCTCACGCAATCTTTCCTGATACTCTCTGGGAATTTTTTGCACTGCGGACTGAATCACTTCGTAATCAATTACATCTCGCTGCAATTCTCCCAATTCCAAATCGGCCTCCTGCACAATTTTACGAAGCTCCTCCATCACTCCGCCATACACTTCGTATGGATCAAAATCCGGCTCCGTAATCTTTGGCCCCTTCAACCATTCATCGTTCACGAAGTCATAGACCGCGTCCGATAAGAAATCCTGGTTCGGATTCAATTGCAAGTAGATCTCAATGGGATGAGTCCCAACAAACTCCTTGTTCTCATCCCGGCGAAAAAACTTGAACACATCTTTCTGCCAATCCTCCGGGCTCTTATCAGTAGGTAAATCCTCCGGCTTCATCTGAACATGAATATCCACATCAGCATCCGGCTCATACTGATTGGTCCCAATGCTGCCAGTGATATGAATTATTTCTGCCTGGGTTAAGGGCAACGCGGAGTACTTCCGGAGCACGGAAAAAATCAAAGCTTTTACATCGGCACGAAGCAGCGGGGTTTCCGCACCGCTGCCTCCTACTTGCCAAACATCCGTTGTCAACCCGTTGGTCGGGAAGTCTATGGCGGACTCCATGACTGATTCCATCAAACTTCGAAACATTTAGCCCCGCTCCTAAATTTAGTCTTAGCCCTAAACCAGTGTTATTTGTTCCGACTCAAAGAAACGGCGCACAATCTTTCCGGAATTGTCCAACATTGCCACGGTATAAAGGTCCGGCCCGACCTTTTCTAGGACCTGACCCAGATGATTGGTCAAGTCGGTAACTGTGGCTTTATCCACAACCCGGATCTTGTCACCGTGCTTAAACCCAACCTTTGATTCGTCCATAAACTCGTCCTCATACCGGTTCAAGTCGCTTTCGATCTCACCGGCGGGCTTATGCATGATGTCGGCTTTATCCACGCCAACAACCCTGACCTTGAACTGGCGAGCGCACTCATCGTCCAAATGCACCACTACGTCATCGGGCTGATTCCTGGGAGACTCCATTGACACCGTCACGCCGGTCGCCCCTTTGTACGGCCCGCTGATAATCCTGACCGCTCTGCCCCGATCCTCTTTCACTCCGAGGTTCTTGGCCGCGTCCGCATTCCACTTGGCCGCCACTGCTTCAGCTTCTTTTCTGGAAGGCTTCCGAGCTAATGCTCCCATTACATCCCCCGGCACAGCACGGAACAAAGGCCGCTTATCCGAACCCGCATTCACTATTGCCCAACCACCCTGATTCTCATTGATCCGCAAAAGCCGGTCGGCCACTGCGAAGAAATTTTCCGCTACTGAAACCGATGAGCCTTCTTCCCAGGTATCCACTACTTCCACATCCGAGGAAAGTTTCTTCAACTCGTCATAAGCTTCATAACCATCTCCAAAAACCTGGTCCGACGTACCTTGAGCAATAAACTTGTCGGCTTCAGCCGAAGGAACCGTAGCGGAAACAATCTGATCTCCTGGTTCCACTTCCTGTGCCAGTTCCCAGTAGGGAAACTCAGTAGCAGAAAAGTCTTTGTCAGCCCCGATCAAATAACCATCCCGAACCAAACAATAAAGGACTTCACCACCGGCCCGGCCTTGAGCTTCTTTCACCTTGTCTTTGGACTCATTGGTGCCAACCGAACCACTCCAGTTGAAGTTGAATTCCAGATTCACCTGCACCGAATCATCCCACTTGTCATTGGGATGAATGTGTTGGCCGTACCATTCAACCTTCCCGACTTTCAACTTCCCCTTGATGAACCCAGCAATCTTGTTCATCAATTGGTCCTGCTGGTCTTCCGGAAATGCCTGGGTCAACTGCACCGCTAACTGCTCCTGGTTGTATGCCGAGGCCAGAACCGGGAACCGGGCTTCCAGTTCTTTGCAAAGGTCTTCAACCCGACCTTCTTGAATTTTCAAAGCGGCAACGTCCTCCACCGACTCCTTGAACGAACACTTCACGTCCTCCGCTTTGAGGCTGGAATGCTTTTTCAAATATTCGTTCTTGGCCTGCTTGCAGGTATCGGCCCAGGTCGTAGTGGCCTTATACTGAAATTTGCCGTCCTTATCCTTGACGAAAATTTCAATCTTCTTCTTGTCCCGCTTATCTCCATAACCCTCCGGCATCGAAAACAAGGTTTCCACCATGCTCTCAACCACTTCTACATCACGCCAGTCCAGATGTACGGGGGATTCCTCACCCTCCAACTGCACATCCAGGTATAAGCCCCAGCGCTCGTGATGAGCCTGAACGATCTTCCCAGCTTTGCCAATCAGCTCGGGATGAATGTCCCGATTCATGCGGTTGTCCCTGACCTTCACCAAAGTGCCGGGCTCCATAGAAGCTTCCAGCATCACCTTCATCTTGTCTTCCAGTTTGTCATTGGTGATGTCCTTGGGAAGTCTGCCCTCACCAACGGAGCCAATTTCATCCACTATATTCGGTCCCAACTCCTTGGCGATTTCCGCAACCTCTTTCTCGTCTGTGTCGTAAATATTGATTCCCCCGAACCTGCCATAAGACAGCAGGGAAATATTCACGCCATATTTTTTCTCCCACTTGTCGATCATGGCTTCAAGACCAGGAACCGCACGCTTAAAATAAATCGTTGTGAAGCTTTCTTCCCGCTCCTTCATGCTTTCGTAAGTCTCTTTACCCGATGCTTCGGCACGACCCCTGCGAGTCCGATCAGCAGTCCCGATGAACCGGCTGGGTTTACGTCCAGGAGTCCCACCCAAAGTTTTGGTCTTTTGCGCGTTGAACCCCATCATAAACATGGGATTGTTCATCTTATTCGCATCCGGCTCTGAACCTTCTTCTGATGCCAACCAGCCGTCCTGGAAATCATCCGCCGGAATCCGCTCCACCAACTTGCTGCCCAAATGAACAAACCTGGCTTCATTGCCGTAGATGTCGGTATCTTTATACGACACGTCGAAGCCGTGCATTCTCACCTTTTTCTCAATGTCTTCGAACCGGTCCTCATCAAACTTCGTGGGCAGACCCATAGCGCGTAAAACTTTGTCGTCCTGGGCTCTCTCAGCTTCATACCGGCCCCCGCCGTAAATCAAAAAAACCGTCGGCAAGCCCTGAGCCTCTTTAACAACTTTGCACTCAACCACAATCCCTTCGGCTTTCGCCATTTTCCGAACAGCGTTGATCCAGGTCTGGCTCACATTGCCAGAGGCCTGACCAAGCTTAATCCGATTGTCCCCGGTCCACTGCGCCAGCTTTTCCCACCCAGAAGATAACGTCTTGCCATCATCTTCCAGGTACAAGTTCTTCCCATCGGTCGGATAGTAGTCCCGGTTGTCCTTCCCCTTGAGGAACGCCTTTATAACCAGCTTGTCGGAATTGTGAAGCGAATACCCCATAACTTCCCGGACATAAGCTTCTTCCATGCTTTCCTGCCTTTGCGACTCGTAGTTGAAATCGTCCTCGATTTCCTCCCACGGAACATTCTCGGCCTTGGCTTGAACAAACCCGTTATCCAATTCCTCCACCATCAACACAGTCATACCTTTCAGCTCGGGGAATTTGACCCAATCTTCCTCACCTAGTTTGAAAGCGAAGATATTTCCCAAGTCCAGGTCTCCCCCGCCTTCATTGGCAAGGTCGTAATAGTACGGCACGTAGTACATTTCGCCCTCGAACTTACCAGGGCTGGTAATAATGCCTTTGTCATTGCGTTCGTAATTCTGCCACTCCTCCAACCCGGCTGAATCTGGTCCGCCCGCAGAGGTCCCGGCTGGAATAGTTTTATCCGCTCCAGCCCCCTCCGTTCCTTCCGGGCTGCCATAGTCCTCATCCAACTTGGCTCCATTCACCCGGATTTCCAGCCGGTTTTCTGAAGCGGTATACCTTACTTCAACACTTTCTCCAATCTCAACCCAGGCATAGGGAATCAGCATTGCGGCCTGAACAGCTTCTTTCACCGCTTCTTCCGTAATGCCTTTATCCCGCACCGATTTCAGCAAGGCTTCGACACAAGCCGGGCAGACACCCTCGGTCGTCGAAGAAGTGCTGGTCGTGCTTTTCTCCTTGCAGCCTTCGTAATCGCTCTCCACTCCCTCTTTTGCCAAACTCGGATACTTCGCATGAACTTTGCGCCTGACCGTGGCCTTTTCCTGGTCAGTACCGGACTGTGAGACGCGGGCCAGCGCGTTGCGGGCGTGCTCAATATCGTGAATGGGATACCGCCTATCCTTCGGAAAGGCGAAATTCGACGGAGCTATGTGCTTCCGGGCAGCAGTTGTCAACACGGCCTCAGACATGGAGTAAGGCTCCACATTACCATGATCGCTTATACTCCATACGCTCGGCCAATAACCCTGAGCCTCCATCCAACTTTTTAACTCTTCCTCGGTTTTAGCAATTTCCTTACCCTGATAAAAGAACCCGCTATCAGAACCTAAATGACCATAGCTCTGATAAAATACGTCCATCTCCCGATCAGGTCCTTCAAACTCTTCTGCCGTAGGCATTTCCATTTCCGAAGACAATTTCTCATCATCCTCTGTGGGAGGCTCCATTGCGGACTGCCCGCTTTTCCACGAAGGGTCCGGCACAGCGAACGGATCAAGCGCTTCGCTCATCTTGCTGATTTGTTTATCGGAGTAACCAAACTTCTTCTTCAGCAATTCCTCGGCTTCCTTCCGCGAGGGTCCGCCCATAACGCCAATCATCTCATCGGGCATTCTTAAAGTCTGCTTGGCTATTTTCAATTGATGACGATCCGGTATTGACAATTCCCGATGAGCTTCAGGCAAACTGGTATCCCCATTGGAAATTCCCAACTCAGATGACGCATTTTCTTTCATTGAATCCTTGCCCGTAGCTTCTCCCCCCACGGTAACCCCGGCCTTGAAGCCCGGGCCCGAGACAGGTTTCTCCGTCTCGCCCAAGTTCTTCCAATCAAATCTGACAGCTTCAACTGCTTCCTTCTCAATAGGCAAACTCACCACGTTGCGAAGCTGGTTATCCTCGTAAAACTTTATGGCCGCAGCTTTATCCGGGAACTCCATGACACCCATCAAGGTGTCGTCCACCCGGTTCCACTTCCAAGCGGAAAGATTGAATTTGGCCCCGTACTGGCCCAGGTTGTATTTCTCCTGAAATTTCACAGCGTACTGCATAGGCACAACGCCCTTCACCAACTTAGCTGTATCCCACGCCACTATCTCGAAAGGCACTTGGACAGTTTCCTGAACCATGCCCTCTTTAGTAGGAGCAGTCCCAACCGATTCCAACTCTGAGGCGTCAATCCCTATCAGCACGCCTTCGAACTCCACGTTCACATGCTGGGAATTTGGAAATACCCGCTCAATCTTTCCGGTCTTTCCTTCCAATTCTCCCAAAGTTTTACGCCATTCAAACTGCTCATGGCTATACCCCATGTGAGCGGGGACATTGCGCGAATGACGCTGCAACACATCGGCCCGGAGTTTGACCGAGTCCCCAACCTTAAAAGGGTGAGCCGCTTTCTTCTCAAAAGCAGTGGCCGGACTAGCCACCACCTCCGAACTGGAAGCCGCTACCTGCCCCACATTGCCGGGATCCGCCTTCAAGTTTCCTCGATTCAGAGGAAGCCCTTCGGAAGCCGGAACAGAAGAATTCGGCGACGGCATAAACTCCGTGGTCGAACCCTCCAAAATATCCGAAATTCCGTCTATTGCTTGTCCCATCAAACTTCTTGATTCGTAAGGCTTTACCCCGGTTTCGGCATTCAAAATGTCCATATCCATGTCCACAAAATCTGATCCGTTCCGGCCCAAATTACGAAACACGGATTCCGAAGTGCCATAAATTTTTTTACTAACTTTAGCCAGCCGATTATCCCGCTGCTCATCATTCTCAACTTGATAAACGTCGGCCCCCGTCTTCCAAACTTCTTTACCCACATCTATCTTTTGAATCGTTCCAATAATGTCAAGCATATTGACCCGCTTACCATCAATCGTCGTGATAAAACCTTTACCAACATCCTCTTTCCGAATGGTGTAAGCGTATTCTCCTTTGTATCGCTCATTTGTGGGAAACGTAGCCTTCTTAAACTCGGCCCGCTTCCGGCGCTGCTCTCCCCTCAATGTGGGGACGCTCTCCCCCTCGGCATAACCGTGGGGCCCGCTCAAGCTCTGCTCAAGACTTGAAGCTTCTTCCCGCGACATCCCACCTTTAACCACTTCAGCTTTGGGAAAAACAGACCGCATCTTCAGTGAGTCCTCCGCTGTTTGATAATGCGAAGGATAGTATTCAGCCGAGGAAGGCTCACCAATTCGCGGATGCTTCAACACCATCCACTTACGCCCAGCCGCTTCATTGGTCTCCTCAGTGCTGGCATTGCAGCCATCGGTTCCAACTTTCTCAGCATCAGGCAATTTCTCGACCTCCAATGGTTTCACTTCTTTGTCGTTGGGAAGTTCGGTCTTGTCCTTAACTGATACATCCGAGGGCTGAACCAGGACCACTTCAGCGTTTTGGTACGTTACCTGGACCTGACCATCAGCCATGACCTGGGTTATTGTCCCTTCCCGTGGATCTTCTTTGACCTTCACGGTATCACCTACATTCAGCTCCTTGGCCTCGGACAGCTTTCCACCCCAACGAAAGGAATCAAAGTCAGCGTCTTTAGCCGAATGCACGTCCTCAATTGGAAATTCTTCCACTGTGCCGGTGCCCCATTGAACCCGGACCTTATCACCCGACTGCGCCACCACGGTTCCATCCGACACCTTACCCGCGTGCCTGATCCAAACTTTATCCCCCCTGCTATAGGACTCGCTCACCCCACTGGTCCCCCGGAACCTTTTAACAATCGCTCCAGCCCCCTTAAACAAATCGGAATCGCGGACAACTATTTCCTCGTTTTCGCTTTTATGCTGATTTGCCCATTCCACGGCGGCCTCTGCCGTTGTGAACCCATCAGCCAATACCTGGGCACCCATACTCAACTCCTTAAACTCGCTGTAGGCCACTTCCCAGGTCTTGCCATCCTTGGTTGGAGCCACCAAGAAATAATAAGGCCGCGACCCAATTTCGCTCGTGGCCTCACATAACTCCTTTGACTGATGAATGTCCCAAAAATTTGCCATGTCAATCCCTCCCGTGAAATCTGCTTAAATGAAATCCCGGTTGTCCGGGCTGTAATCTTTGTACTGACCATGCTTCTGAATGAAGTCCGCAGCGGCTTTAACCTTTTCCAAGCTACCTTCCAATCCGATATAGCTGGCGTATCCCACCTCTGTCCCACCCGATCCCATGCTCTTACCAGCGGGCAACCCAGTCACCGGGTCCTGAGCCGTTACCACCAAGATACCATCGCCCTTCCACTGCCAAGTAGGATAGCCTTTACCCGTGTCAACATTCTCCGGCTTTTCGGCTGCTCCCAACTGCTTCAGCATTGCTACCCAGTTCTCCGGAGAAATACTGGTCAGGTCAAACCCAGCCTTCTTCACCCCAGTGGAGGCAGCGCCGGATGCCGAGCTTGAAGAAGCCGATTTACTGGACCGGGCCTCCGCAACTGGAGCTTCTTCCCCGCCCAACAAGTGACCCGACATCTCGTTCAACTTGGGCACTACCTTGTCCTGAATATCCTCCAATGTCGCAATCACTTCTTCATGGACTATGCGCCGGAAAGCCTCCATCAGCGAGGGATCAGCCTCCATCACTGCCAGCTTCCCCGCAGTGTCTTTCGCCTGATGCAGCGCTTTATCCAAATCCGCATTCAACGCGGATAACGCTTCCTTAATGTCGCGGGCCTCTTCCTGTTTAACCTCGGTGATTGATTCCACAGTAGGCTTGGCACTGGAACCAGCACTCCCCGCAGTAGCCTCGTTTCCCGGCCCCTCCGAAGCGTACCACTCCTGAAACTCCTTGACCAAGACCTCAGCAGCGGCCCGAATCACTTCAGGACCGGGCTTCACCACCTTGGACTGGGGATCGTCCATCCACTGCGAAGTCTCGCGGAACCACTGCTTGGCCGCTTCTTTCGCCACGTACATCATGCCTTGAACCGCCATTGCTGGATCGAATACCCCCTTTTTCATTTTGCGGGAGAAATTCTTGTACCAGCCATCATGCAACCAGCGGTAAAGCTTTTCATCGTTCTGAATCAGGAGGTCCAGATCGTCTGCGTCGGCTTCATACGTCTGTCCCTCCGTCTGAAAATCCGAGGTCGCAGCCTCCGAAACGACCTGAGCAGCGCTGAACAAATCCACTTGGGTCTCATATCTTTCGCGGGTCCCAACCATAACGCCTTTGCCGACTAGCTGGGCCTGGAGCTTGTTATCCTTTTTCACTTTCAAACTCTTCTTCATCGCATTGGTGATGTCTTGGGCAGACTCCCCCACCTTTTTCAAGAACTTACGGAACATCCAGTGGCGGCCCAATCCATCGGACAACTCGACCAAGACGTGGTCCTTGGATTGCTGACCGAAGCCCCGAACAATACCGCTGCCTCCACCGCCCTGCATCTCGACTTGAACCGGGTCCCCAACTTTCAAATCTTCTTGTGCTGTGCCACTACCGAAAGCTGAGCCGGTTGAAGCCACGGAATGGGTTTGCGGCGGAGTCACGGCGTACTGCGACTTAGGCTCAATCACTCCTGCTCCCGGCGTCTCCAACATAACCTTCATCTTGTCCTCAAGCTTATCGTTGGTCAAATCCTTGGGTAAGCGGCCCTCGGATGGAGCCGCTGACTGAACAGCTTTGGCCCCCAGCGCATCCAGTTCTGAAGCTCTGCCCACGTCCTGGGACCCCACGGTTGAAGCACTAGCCCCAGCGGTGCAGGGAACACTTGAGCCGCCAACCTTACCATCGGCCCCCTCCCTCACACCGTTATCCTTCTGGGACTCATTCCAACCATTTATCCATTCAATTGCCTCATTCCCCTTGAACGGATTTTCCGCAAGTTTTTTACCGGCCAAAAAATCTTCATAGCCTTTCTGTGCCGGACCAGGATGGTCCTCCAGCATCGCTTTGCGCTTATCCTCAATGCTGTCCTTGTTCATGTCAGCGGGAAGCTGGCCCTCAAAAGCCCGATCCAACTCCGCCGCTATATCTGAATCCAGAAAACCTCGAATGTCTTTTACACTTGCCATGACACGCCTCCTAAGCGAGTTATTCTTCTTCCAGGGAATCGACCACTGTAACTTTCTTGCCGTGAACATCCACCCAGCCTTCAACCTTCTCATCCCCCAAAGAAAGCAGGTTGATGACTTTGTCGTAGAGCTTTCCATCCTTGCTGTAAAACGCCACCTCTTTGGCCCGGCCACTCAGGAAGACCGGGCGAAACTTGAAGGGAAGCTCCGAAAACCTGGTGTTCAGCAAATCACTTACCACACCGGGAACCGAGTCCGAGGCCCGGCACAAAATACTGTCCAGTATCCCCAACGCTTTCTTATCCTTGGGCACCGTCTTGATGCCTTTCTTGACCAGAGTATTGAATATCCGGTCCACCCCGGTAGCCGGAAACAAATCGGTGTACTCACCGAAGATGTTCAGCAGCTTTTTATAAATTGTCAAGTCTTTGGCTTCACTCAATTTAATCGGCATGTTACAGGGCCTCCCCCACAATGGAGTCAACCGACTCCCGGATTCTTTCCAAATCTCCAAAGCCAAATACTCCGGCCTCGGATATGACCAAGTCCTCAATTACCTTCAACCCAGTTCTTCCCTTGAGAGATTCCCGGACTTGCAAATCCTTTATCTGCACACTGGAAAACGGCTTGAAGTCCTTATTGACATAGGCTTCGAACACCAAGGTTATACCCTTAGCTTCAAAAGTATGCAGCGCTCCATAAAGGAAGCGGGCCTTTTCAAATACTGGCTCACCACTGAGGTCTTCCCCATTTGCGATTTTCTCCATAAATATCTGAATCCCACCCAAGTCGTCACCGAACTCCCGAATGAGTTCTTCCGCCAATCCGGTTATGGAACGATGCGGTAGTACTGCCTCGTTCGACCACTCAGTCTTACCCGGAAACAGATTGAAAATCTGGTCCCAGCTTTCCTGGATGTAACCCAAGTGTTTCTTTTGCAAGGTTTCCCCCAGCAAAAATACCAGATCATCCTTCATGGAAGCTATTTCCTCAGATACACCTTCCCAAACGAATCCGCCCAAGTCCACGGGATACACTCCAGGGGTCTGACCAATGGTATGAACATACCGGCTGAAGTCTTCAAAAAACTCTTTCCAGGCAGGCTTGGGAACCGAGACCTGGGCATAGCCTTCAAAGGCCAAAGTAAAATGCGTATCCGACTCCAATATCTCGATGTCGTAGGTCCGCTTCGCTTTAGCCAAATCCCGCATCAGCTTTTCCACACTGCTGAACTGGCCCGGGATGAATGCTATGTTGGCTGCTGAAGTCTGCTCATTCAATTCTTGACGCTTCAACTCTTCCATAATTCCAAAGTATCCATTCATCTGTTCATCCCCCTTATTGCCGCAGCCAAGTCTTTGATAGCTTCGGAAATATAAATGGCCCCCCAATAAATGGCGGACCCAATCCCTATTCCAACAATTAACAGCACTAACCAGATCACGGCTTCACCCCCGGCTTCGGAGGTTTAGGAGCTATAGGAGGCCGAGGCAGTACAGGTGGCTTAGGCGCTACAGGCGGAACTGGGGGCCGGGGCGGTTGAATACCGGGCTTCTTCACTGGCTCAACAGTCCCCGCTGTCTCCTCGGTCTCCGGAACTTCCGGCTCCTTGACTCCAGACTTCCTGGCTTCCTTTTCCAAATTCATTATGGTGTCTCCATAGTACTTCGCCAAAAACTTGGCAAAAGTCATATTGTACATCGGCAATAAATTCACCAACATCTGAGTATGCTTACAGAAAGCTCCGTACTCGTGAGGATTCCTCACCACGGGTGGACGATCCTCCGGCGGCGGTACATTAGCATCGTACTTCGGCTTACTGCGAATGTACTGCTTCCCCCAGTACAGGTCCGCCGGGCACTCACATTTCGTCTGAATCTGAACCATGTTGTAGACATCAGGAGCAATTTTCCGCATGTCTACTCCAGAGCCATCCACCTTCCAATACTTCTTATTGGGAATCAGGGCGTTCAGCACGTGCAACATGTCCATGAAACGCAACGTTACATCGTACCAAACGCCTGACTTGGTCCCGGAATGAACTTTGAAACTCCATACCCCCATGTTATCTCTGTCCCGGCCAGTGGCAACTAAGCGAATTCCGCCTTGGGCCGCCACCGCCTTGACCCTGTCATAAAACTTGGGGAACAGCCGGGTAATCGACTTCTGCTTCCGCAACAAGTCGGCTACATCGGCTTCCCCCAGAGGTATGCGCTCCAACAGTTCCAGCATTCGCTTCTCCCTACTTCGATTCCTCTATCGGGGCTTCAACAACAGGAGCCACGGTATCAGCTACTTCTTCGATTGCTGCCTGAGCAGTCTCAGCCACTTCCTTGGCCCCGTCAACCACGTCTTTAACAGCCGCAGCGGTTTCACCGGCAACTGCTACACCAGTGGCTACTCCCACCACGGCCTTCACCTGGGCCTTGATGTCGGAGACTTGCCCAGTGACTTGCTGAAGCTTGGTCTCCACAACAGCTTTGTGCTCCGGAGCCAGAATCCCCACCAACTCTGCAATCGCTTTCAGTTCCCCAACCAGTGCATCAATCAAATTTAGTGTCTGCATGACACCCTCCTAGATTCGTTTGCCAAAGGCAAGCCATCTGCCTTCATCGGCAATACGTTGTTCAAGGGCTAACCGCTCTTCCTTGCCCTCGTTTACCAATTCCTGCCCGTCATTTTTTATGTCTATGATTGTTGACTTCCGAAGGATATTACCCTCCGCCAACTTCGCTAAGGCCTTAACATATTGCAGTATCCAATCCAAGACCCACTCCGCCTTAATATCATCCGAAGTCTCAAATCTACGAGAACCCACCACACATAAAGCTGTGGTATTCACCGGGATATTGGTCAGGAACAACACCGGACCCTGACCGGAATCATCCGGCGGAATCTCTGTCCAGCGAAAATCCAGCCCGATATAAACTGAGTAGGTCTGATAAGCACTGTACATCTGAATTAAATCAGAAGTAACATTATCCAACACACTC